GATTGTCATTCTAGAAAACCTTTTTAAAAAAAGAATAATAATAAAAAGAAAAATCAATTTTTAAAATATATAAATATACCTGAAATAAAAAATTAATTCTAGACACTAATTCATAAATAAAACGTTTTAATAAAATATTTATGTTTTATATTTTTGATAAATTTATCATTTCTATAACAAAGTGATTGAAGCGAATTAGGAATATTAGGTAATAAAGTTAATTGATTACTTTGACAATACAGTTCTTTAAGTGAATTGGGAAGTTCAGGTAATAAAGTTAATTGATTATTTTGACAATACAGTTCTTTAAGTGAATTGGGAAGTTCAGGTAATAAAGTTAATTGATTACTTTGACAATACAGCTCTTTAAGTGAATTGGGAAATTGTGGTAATACACTTAATTGATTCCAACTACAATCAAGTGCTTTAAGTGAATTAGGAAGTTCAGGTAATACACTTAATTGATTCCATCTACAATAAAGTTGTTCGAGTGAATTGGGAAGTTTGGGTAATATGGTTAATTTATTAGTTTCACAATCAAGACATTTAAGTGAATTGGGAAGTTCGGGTAACATGGTTAATTGATTAGTTTCACAATCAAGTTCTTGAAGTGAATTCGGAAGTTCTGGTAATACAGTTAATTTATTATCCCTACACTCAAATTCTTTAAGTAAATTAGGAAGTTTTGGTAATATCGTTAATTTATTCTTTCCACAAGAAAATTCTTGAAGTGAATTCGGAAGTTCTGGTATTTTTTTTAATTTATTATCTCCACACCTAAGTTCTTGAAGATCATTCGGAATTTCAGGTAATTCGGTTAATTGATTACCTGAACAATAAAGTTGTTTAAGTGATTTAGGAAGTTTTGGTAATACTATTAATTTATTACAAAAACAATTAATATAAACAACTGTATCATAATTATTAATTTTTTCAAATGAATCAAAAATATATTCTTTATCATCATTTTGATATTTAATACAAATTCTCATTTTGGAAATACTTATAATTAATTTTTTTACAGTACAGAGTAATAATAAAATAATGATAAAAATAAAATCAATTTTTTTAATTCTAGAAAAGAAATCACATATAAAATATTTTTGTAAAATAATTATATTTCATTATTTGTATAGTTTCACAATAAACACATAGCCTGAATATTCCTTTACTATTTGGAAGTGGAGGATGAATTTTTATTATTCCATGTTTTTTTCCAAAATTATCATGATATATTTTATATCTATTATTATAACAATAGAATTCTTTAAGTGAATTGGGAAGTTCTGGTAATATACTTAATTTATTATAAGAACACCATAAATATTGAAGTGAATTAGGAAGTTGTGGTAACACTGTTAATTTATTATAACCACAATTGATTTTTTGAAGTCCATTCGGAAGTTGTGGTAATACTGTTAATTCATTATGATAACAATTAAGTTCTTGAAGTGAATTAGGAAGTTCTGGTAGTGAAGATAGATTACAAAAACTACAATCAATCAAATTGATATTATCATATGTTGAAAGTACATCTAATGATATATATCGAGAAGTATAATCAAATCCAAAATAAGAGATAATCCAATTAGATTTGTATGTTATATATATTTTTTTAGGCATTATTACATATTTTATTTATGTCTAGAATCAATTTTATATTTTAATTATTCTAGACATAAATAATTTCCAATAAATTTTTATTTTTATATTTTTTTAACATACTCAAATTTGATTTCAAGAAAAAATTGATTTCAATAAAAATAATGATTAGTAAATAAAAATCTAAAATGTCAATCGTTAATATAGAATGTGCTTATTTAGATGGTACTAAAATAAAGATTCGGACAAAAAATTTAAATTTGTTAAAAAATCTTGGATTATTAGACTATGATTCAATGATTAGTATAAAATCAAGTGATAATAATTTAACTTCATTACCTGAACTCCCAATAAATCTAAAAGAATTAATTTGTAATTTTTGTAATTTAACTTCATTACCTGAACTTCCAAATACACTTGAAAAACTTGATTGTCATTATAATCAATTGGAAGTATTACCCGAACTTCCCAATTCACTTAAAGAATTTTGGTGTAGTAGAAATCAATTAACTATATTACCATCATTTTCAAATTCACTTGTTGAAATTTATTGTAATCAGAATCATTTGATTTCATTACCTGAACTTCCAAATATGCTTAAATTACTGAATTGTGAATTTAATCAATTATCTTCATTACCAAAACTTCCAAATGGACTTCAAAAATTGTTATGTCAAGGAAATCAATTAACTTCATTACCAAAACTTCCTAATTCAATTGAATATATTGATTGTGATACTAATCAAATAACTGTATTACCAAGTATTCCAAATGGGCTTAAAAACCTTTATTGTAATTATAACTTCAGAAGATTTTTACATAAATCATATAAATATTACTTCATTTAGTTGGTGTTGGAATGAATATTTAATTTTTAGAAACACAATCAAATATAATTATTTAAAAACTATTATTTATAATTGATGATATTAATCATATTATTCCATTGTGTGTAAATAAAAAAATAAACATTGAACACATATTTCTGAATATTTATGGAGAAATAAAATGAATTTCATTGAAATAATTCACAAATTTACTTGTTTTAATGTGTTCCATTAAATCATCAACTTTACCACCAAATACACCACATCCCCATGGTCCCAAAACAATATTTTTATACCCATTATATGCTAAAATATGAAATAATTTATCAACACGTTCTTTCATTGTATTATAGGCGATTGTTTCATAATCTAATCCCGCTCTCTTAGCTCGTTTTACATATTCTTTATAATTAATAGCTGGACTTGATATAACAGCCATTTTAATTGGAGATGGTAGTTGTTCAAATTCGTGATCTAAAAGTAAATTAATTTCAGGTGTTAAAATATATTCACAATGATATAAACAATCTTTATTATCAAATTCATTTTTTTCATACATTTCTTTACCATCACCATATGCCAAAGCTAAATATAAATCTGGAGAAGAATATACAATAGATTCTTCTTGAGAAATGTTTCCAGTTTGGTGATGAACAGCTCCACCCGGGTTCTTAGCAGAGGCAAAATTCAAAATACATGTATTTTTATGATTGTAGTTTTTATAATTGTTTAGATGGATTACGTATTCAACAATTGTTGATTTTTTAGTAATAAACTGTGGTGTATTTAATTTATCAAGTGGTAATAAATCTAGACTGTTATAATTATATTCATGATCATAATATAATACTTCTGGAATTTTAGATGGATTTTTTGTAAAAATGTTTTCAGCACGTTCAACAATTTCCCCAGCAAGACTCATTAAATATTTCTTTTGATTTCCATTATTTTGATTTTTTCGTTCTTCTGATTTTGTTGTAGATTCAATTTCACGTTTAGTGATTTTTTTAGAACCTTTCGCGATTTTCATTTCAACAGCTTTTTTGGTTGCCATATGACGATCACGTCTAGCCATATTTTTTCCATTTTCTTCAGCATAATCATAATCTGAATTCATTTCTTTATAATTGTAATCAATTTATAATATATTATTAAATCAATTTTATTCAGACTAATAACAATCTAAAACAAATTATCACAAACTTTTTTGAATAAACTTCGATATTTGGAGGATAATTTCTAATAATAATAATAAAATAATAATAATAAGAATGTTTGATTTTATAAGTTTCTTTGTAATAATTGTTTTAGTAGTTATTTTTTATATGTATTTTGAATCACAATCATACGATGTTCTTCCTGTAAAATCAACAATTGATAATCAAGAATATATTGTTAGAAATTTACCAGATAAAGAAGAGGCAGCGAATTTATTAGCAACTATACGTGCGAAAATGATTGAACTAGTTAATTATTTGGACAAAATCAATTCAGAAGACTTAGAAATATATCTTAGAGAAAATGATTCAGTTGAAGATGTTCAAAAATCAATTAAATTATTAAAAAAACGATTTCAACCAGATAATTTAAGTGAAAGTACACCAAATGATAAATATACATCATATTCAGTTAATAAGGGTGAAAAATTAGTTTTTTGTTTGAGATCTAGAAATAATAATGAAACACTTGTCGATCCAAACATTATGATTTTTGTTGCTTTACATGAATTATCACATATTATGACTAAATCAGTTGGACATACTGAAGAATTTTGGAATAATTTTAGAATATTATTACGTGTGGCAATTCGACAAAAAATTTATCATAACTTAGATTTTAATAATAAACCCCAAGACTATTGTGGAACTAAAATAACTGATACACCACTATCTAAAGATGATATCTAATAATATACTTTCAAATTATTGTGTTTTTCTAATTATTGTGTTTTTCTAATTATTGTGTTTTTCTAATTATTGTGTTTTTCTAATTATTGTGTTTTTCTAATTATTGTGTTTTTCTAATTATTGTGTTTTTCGTATTATTATAAAATTATCGAAATAAAAATAATAAAAATAAAATTAAAAAAATAAAATAATAAAATAGAATAATAAGTAAGATAAATCAAAAAAGATAGATAGATTATAAAATAAAAATAATAAAATATAATAATAAATAGTGAATAAATGAATTTTAAAGAAGAATCTATACATCCAACTATTTACAAATTACATCATCATAAAAGCGATGATAAAAATGATTTTGATAAATATGTTTTCATGGGACCTATATATACAATGAAAAAAAAAATATTAGATAAATTACTTGAATCTGATTATAATAGTTTAACAAATAGTGAAGAAAAGGAATTAAATAATATTTTACCAAATTTCAAATCAAAAATTGGTAAAATATATATTGGAAGAACTTATTTTTTACCAATATTAATTCGAGGTGATGATAGTATAAATATGATAAAATATAAAATAACATATATGTTGAGTAATCCTGATAAAAAAAGATATATTGGATTACATCAACAACACTTATGGATAAAAAATCGTAATGTTAGTTATGAAAAATATATTGATTTTATTAATTATTTATTTGAAAATGATGAATATATAAATTTAGAATATTTAACAAATAAATTATTGGTAATTACTGGATTAAATACTGTTGAAAATTTAATTGCATATTCAGAAAAATTAAGTGGACAAAAAATGGTGTTGTTTAAAAATAATAATTTTACATATAATATATTACTTGAAAATTCAGAACTCAAAAAATTATTTCAAACTTCAGAAACTATTTTAGGTAGAGAATATACTAAACTTCATGGAAATAAATCATTAAATAGATATATATGTGCTAATCCATTTTCAGTAAATAATCATTTATCAGATAAAGTTATAATGGATGATAATAGTAATTATAATTCTATGACATTAGATTATTTTAATTTAATTGATGATAATATTATTAATCTCATTGATTACAATACTTTTGAAGAAAAATACAATAAAAAACCCAATTTTAATTCGGTTATTAATACTTATTGGAATGACCAAGCAATTGATAATGTTAAAATATCTGATTTGGAAGAACAATACAACCAAGTTTCTGATTTATTAAAACCAATCAAGAAATTTGAAAATGAAATTAATGAAATAATGATTAATAAAACACATTTAAATAATGATATTATATGGTCTCCATATTTAATTAAAGATTTAATGGTTCAATATGGGAATTCATCATTACCATCATCTATAAATTTAGAAAAGGTTTTCAATGATTTTCAAACAACAAATATATTTCCATTTATAAAATTAGTTTTGGGGGATGATAGTACTAAATACAAAATAAATAAGAAATTTTTGTATAAACATAATTTTAAATTAAAAATGATTCTTTCATGGCGTGTTGATAGATTTATTACACATATAAAATATCCCAAAAGTAAACATTTCATTGTTGTCAAAATAACACCTCTAGAAGACAAATCAAAGAAAAAGGGTTTAGAAAAATATTTATCTCTAATTTTATATGATAATGGCTTTATGTTAATTGATTATCATATTGATGCTCCAATTGAATTAAAAGAATGTAAAGACTATTTAAATTATGTTAATAAATTAATCTATTTAATTCGTAAATTAACATATAGTCAAGAACCGAAATTTATTGAAAGTGATTTGATTTTCAATAATAATTCAACAAAAGATATTATTAAATCTAAAATAGCTACAATAAGTTTAGTTAGTAAAGTTCAATTTAAAAATAATATTAATTTATCTCTAGATGACTTTTCTGATAAAATGGAAAAATTCTATCCATATTTCTATACATTTCAAAGGAATAGTTCAATTAAATTTATTTATAAGAAAGTCAATTTATTTGACAATTTAAAATCAATACAAAATTTTTTAAATAAAATTGCTGAAAAGGATAGAAAACAAATTTATTTAAATCCAAAAATATTTATAAAATTAATTGAAAATATATTCTTAATTGATAAAACAAGAGCTGAAAATACATTTGAGAAGATACATGATCAAGAAGTTGCTGAAAATGCAAAATATCATTTCTTATATGGTCCGGATATAAGTTTTTTCAAAGATAAAAATCAATATTTATTGGAAATTGATAATTTACAAGATTTTTCAAAATTAGTACATCTTCAAAAATTAATCAATTTATGTGTTTCTTATAATTTTATTAAAACATCTGAACGTGAAAATAGTGATATTAAATCAATTATTACATCAATTAAAAATATTAAAAATATTAATCTTGATTTTAATGATGACTTAGAAAACCGTGAATTTCATTTCGATGATGATATTGATAAAAATATGATATTTAATTATAATAATGTTTTTGGTGATGATATGTTTCTTAATATTGAAGCCCCTGATTCTAAAGAACTAGAAAATCAACCAACACTTAATAAAAATAATAAAAATAATAAAAATAATAAAAATAATAAAAATAATAAAGAAAATGAAGATAAAAAAGTTGGAAAAGACATTATAATTGATAGTAATATTGAGAAGAAAGGTTTATCTATGAAAAATCTTAAATATACAACTTATATGGATGCTATGCGTGATAAAGCTGATCCGGAATTATATAAAGTTGATGAAGTAGGTAATCTAGATGATAAAGATAATAAAAAATTTAAAGGATGGAAATATAGTCGAAAATGTGATGCGACACAAATGAGACAACCTTATATTGTTGATAAGGAAAAATTAGATAAATTTGATGATCCAAAGGCTGTTAGTGGTTATCTAAAATATCGTGGAAATTATTATATTTGTCCTCGATTATGGGATTATAAAGCTGAAAAACCCATTTCTGTTGAAGCATTTATTAAAAATAAATTAAAAAGTCCATATTCAAACGGTGAGGCATTACCACCAGATAAAAGAAATAAAGAAATTCTTGGAGATAAATACACTGTAATTACCAAAAAACCAACTAAAAGTAATTATTGGGTTGATTCTAAAAAAGAAAAAGATTGGCCAGATATTCTTAAAAACACTGGTGCTGAAGGATACCCCGGTTTCATGAAACCAAAAGACCATCCTAGAGGTTTATGTGTACCATGTTGTTTTTTAAAACAACCTGATGATTTTGATCCAAATTCTACAGAAATTCAGAATTTCAAAAAACCCATTAATTATGAACAATGTCAAGTTGATCAAGAAACAACAGTTGTTGAAACAAAAGATACACATGATATGAGAACAGAAATAATGTGTCAAAATGAAAATTATATTAAAACCGATACTGCGATTTTAGATAATTGTCGTTATGGAAAATTATCTGATGAATTAGACAATCTATTTAGAAATTATCAAGATATTTTTATTTCCAATAATACAAATAGTTTATTTGATTATTCTAATCTTTTACTTCGTCGTGGTGTTATAAGTGATAAACATACATTTTTACGTTCTATATCTGCTATAAAAGGTTCATTAATGCCTGAAAATTATTTAGCTCTAGAAGAATTAATTGATTTAATAACTGAAAATTTGGATCCATTATTATTTATGACTCTAAATCATGGTTCTTTAATTAGATACTTCAAAGATACATATAATTTACCACTTAATAGACATCGTATTAAACAATTTTTCACATTCATTCACAAAGAAACAAAATTAATTGAATTAATGAACATGTCAGATATAGTTTTAAATACTAAAGAAGATTTCTATGAACTTACGAGTCTTCAATTACGCAAAGTTAAAAAATTATATGCTATATTTAGTGCGTGGAAAAACTTTTTAATGTATTGTCGTGATCCAAACATTATAAAACGTCATGAATTCTTCTTAGATTTACTTAGTCGTCGTTTAGAATGGTTATTTCCAACTGGTGCGAATGTTGTAATTATTAATAAAGAAACAAATAATTTATTATGTAATCCATATTTTAAAAATCCATCCAAACCATTAATTATGTTATTGGTTGATTCAAATGGTAAATATGAACCTATTTTCCATATTTATAAAGTTTCAGGAAAAACAATGGGTGTCAGAGGTTTAATTTATGTTAACAATTCAATTGTTTTAAATGATAAAATGATAGCCTTTTTAAGTAAAAATATCAGTCATCAAGAATTATTAAAGAATACAAAATATAGATTATCAATTTTTCAAAGATTAGTCTCGATACATCTTGAAAATTGTAAAGAAATTACTAATTTATCATATGGTGTAAATTATGATATTATTCCAACTGCTTATCAAGTAGCTGTAAGTTTGAAATATATTGATGATGATAGATTTACAATTAAATCACAAATTACAAATCCTTATGGTGCGGTAATTTATATAATTACAAGTGGAGGAGGAATTATTCCAACACGTCCAAGTGGTATTATTGATAATATTCCGATTTATGATTTATTAGAATATTTTGATTTAATTAAAAATTTTGATTTAAAACAAATTATTGAAACATTGGAAGAAGCAAATAAACAAACATATGGGGAACTCAAAACACATGTGATGGGTTATATTGTTCTAGATGATAATGATGATTATGCCGTTGCTTTAATAACTGAATCAAACGGATTATTACCAATTTTACCAAAATCTGTAAAAGAATTGGAAAAAATGAAAACATATAAATTGAAAAAAATTGTTAAAAAAATGTATACAGATGCTGATTTTAAAATTTTTGATCATCAAACACAAAATGATGAAAGAATCAAAGTTCTAGATAAAATTGATAATCAAATTAAATTATATGAACATTTTAAATATGAAATATCAAATATTATTAAAAATTCCAGATTCCAATCACAAATTACAGAAGTTATTAATAAAATAAGTAGTCCAATATTAACATATGAACAAAAATTTGATTTAATTAAACCATTCATTGAAAAAATCGCCAATCAACTTGTTAAAATAAATAGTCAGTCAGAGACAACTGAAAACACTAAAAAAACACAAAATAATAAATATTTTATTGCGGTTTGTCGTAAATTAAATAAAATTAAATGTCAAAGACATCCTTATTGTGTGTATCATAATAATAATAAAAAAAATAGCAAACGAAAAAGTCTTAATAAAGATGAAGATAATAATCAAAATAGTAATTGTATGATTGGTTTAACTCAATCACAAATGAGTGAATTTTTAGAAAATATTACAGAAGAATTATTATTCAATTCATCATTTCGAAAAATATTCCTTTCTGGTTTATTTGTACCCCTTCATTTTCAAAACAACTTACTTAAAATTCACGATAATGAAATATTCTTAACATCTGAAAACTTCTATCTCCTTAAAAACATTTATCTAACTTCCGAATATAACCAAGATATTGATATATATGAAAATTACGATATTTTTTCACTTACGGAAAAAGATAAAGAACGCATTCTTAAATTAGAATACAAAGATATCGAAAATGTTAGTGTTAAAGATGAGTCTAGTATTGATGCTTCATCTAATTCTACATATCAAAACGGTTTATCCAATTTACCAACAGCAATTCGTAAAAAACTTCAAAATATTTATGCTACCGTATTTGATAAAGATGGTAAATTTAGATCTCAATATCGTGCGGGACCATGTATATTCCCATACGTATATGGTAATACTAAACAATCATTATATGAATGTAATAAAAGTAAAGACGAAGGACAACGTTGTCCTGTAAAAATTGGTAGTGATCGTCGTCCTCTTGTTTGGGGATTTTGTCCTGCTGACCCTCATGAAACAAGGAAAGCAAAAGGAGTTCAAGAATTACAAGGTAAAGCAACAAATAAACATGGAAAAATTGACAAAGGTTTTAAATCTGGTAAATGTTTATTTCCATTTAGATATCATCCAAGTTATGATTTAAGTTGGGAATGTGTAACCACAAAACATGGTAATAATAATAAATGGTGTGCTACTAGTGTAAAATCTGGACGTGATTTACTTCATACAATGCCGATCGCTGCCGACCGTGATGATAGAATTTATCAAAAGAAATGGGATTGGACACAATTATATAAAAATTTAAAAACATATGAATTTAATGATGAAATCTTAAGATATAATACACGTGGTTATTGTCCATCAACTCAAAATCAAAATAAAAAATCATTTGATAAAAAAAGTGATATTTCTAATGAAAATGAGTTAACACTTCAAAGTTTCAATTTAAATAAATGTGTTCAAACCGATTCAAAAGGTGGTTATAATAAAACACTTCTAAAAGAATTCGCCATTCGTGAACTTCAATTTGACCAAAGTGAATTAGAAGGAAAGAAGAAAAAAGATATTTGTAATATGATTCGTGAAAAAATTAGTTCTGGCAGTTTAAATGTAAATAATAGTTCATTAATAAGTATTTATAATAAAGATCCAAAACAATGTGAAAGAGGAGAAACTGGTGGTGGATATTATCTTGGTGTACTTAGAAAAATGGCGAGTAAATATTTTGGAATGGAAGTTGATAAAGCTAAAAACGCTTCTAAAAAAGAATTATGTGAATATATAATTCCAATATTAGAACATGAAATTGATATTAATAAAAAACAAATTCAAAATAATAAACAATCGTTTGAAAATTTATCAAAATATTATAAAAAGAATCCACATTATTGTGAAGAGGGACCAAAAAAAGGAGGTTATACAATCAAAGAATTAAAACATATTGCCTCTACATATTTTGGTATTGATAAAACAATTGATAAAAAAGAAGAATTATGTAAATTAATTCGCAATGCTCTTGAAAATAATAATAATCCAAAAACAAAAGAAAAAATTAATCTAGATGAATCATTATCTGACATATCTCAGACTTCATTTGATAATTTAATCAGTCAAAGTCGTTCTAATACAAATAAACGTAGCAAACATAAAATAAGACGAATTAGTATCAATAATAGTAATAATGATGATTCAGATATGAGTTTTAATTTTGAAAGTAAATCCAAAAAAAGTAAATCCAAAGGGAAAAAATAAAACTAGATTAAAAAATAAAATTGATATGATAAATTAATTACTTACATTTTTACAATTAAACCTATTGAATTAAAAAAATAAAAAAATTAAAATTAAAATTTAAAAAAAATAATGAATTCTAAAATTAAGGAATACAATAATTATTATAATAAGTTAATGAATATTCATGAACATAATCAAAATAAATACCTTGATATAATGAAAATCGATAATTTAATCGAAAATTATATTTCCCCATCAAAGTTTTTTAATGTTCTACTCGATGACCCTCTGATTGATGTTTTAAATAAATACGGAACCGAATTAGGATTTATTAAAAATCCTCCATCACTTGAAGAAACCACACTTAAAAATCTAGGATTACAATTTGAATCGAAAATTATCGAATTAATTAAAAATATGAACATCCCAATGATTGAAATAGTTGGACATACATTTGGAGATAAATTTATTAAAACATTTCAAGCAATGGAAAATGGAATTCCGATCATTTATCAAGGTGCTTTAATTGATCATTATCATGAAACAAAAGGTTATGCTGATATAATAATTAGAAGTGATTATTTAAACTTATTTAAACCTAATATAATCTCCCCTCTAGAATCTAAACATAGTTCTCGATTTAGTTCTAATTGGCATTATCGAATAATTGATATTAAATTTACAACTTTAAAACAAACATGTGATCAGATACATTTACAAAATAGTGGAATTATGAAATTCTATAAAATTCAATTATTAGCATACAATTATGCTTTGTATCAAATACAAAATTATTTTCCTGAAACATCATATTTATTAGGACGTGGTGCTAAATCATTTAATCAATCACAAATTAATAACTGTTTTGAAAGCATATCACAAATCAATTTCTCATTACATGATATACATACTATTGGATTATTTATTAAAAGTCTTAGATGGTTAAAATTCATTCAAAATTCAATTATTACAAATTTTGATTTTATTAATTGGAATACAGAACTTATGAATTATATACGACCAAATATGAATAATACATATGATTCCATATGGAAAAATGCTAAAATACAAATTGCTAATTATATTGGAGAACATACATTATTATGGTCTGTTTCAGTTGAACAACGAAAAAAAGCAATATTAAATGGTCAATTAACATGGTGGTCTTATAAACCTGATGATAATCATGATAATCTTCGAAATAAAACAATTCGACAAATTATTAAAGTAAATCGTGATCCAAATTGTGTAATATTACCACATAAATTACCACATGAACATTTCAAATATTTACCAGAATCAAATACCGTATTTATGACAATTGATTTTGAAGTTTCTAATAATTTGATTGATAATTTTAATACACTTCCTTTATCATCAAATAATGAATTTATTTTCTTAATTGGTATATCTGTTTATGATCCATCCGGAGAATTAACACATAATAAACAATTTGTAATTAATCAACTAAATATGGAATCTGAATTATTAATGATGACTAATTTTCTTGATTGGTATAATGTTATTCGAAATCATTTTGGATTTTATCCCATTGTTTATCATTGGAGTAATGCTGAAAATGGATTTTTAGAAAGATTTTATCAAAGACATTCTCAAAATTTAAATTCACATTATCATAATCTATTCTCTGAACTAGATAATCAATTATTTGATTTATTATCTATATTTAAGAAAACACCAATAACAATCAAAGGAGCTTTTGGATTTGGATTAAAAGAAATTTCGAAAGCTTTATTTGAATTAGGTTTGATAAATTCAACATGGGATAATAATAACATTAATGGATTATCTTCAATATTTATTATTGATAAAATAAATCAACAAGCAATCGCAAACGGTAATATTTTAATTAATTACCCTGAAATGGAACAAATTTTATATTATAACCAAATCGATTGTCAAGTTTTAGTTGATATTCTTAAATTTTTAGAAAATAGATATAAGAAGATTTTATAATTTTGTTAATTAAACTTGTTTCTATAAAAATTTAAGGAATGTTAAAAAAAGGAAAATCTGACCAATTGAGTTATGGTCAAAAACTTTTAGTTAATGACCTTACCAAATATTTTTGTAATACTGGAAAAATTGAACAAATTCTCCCAATTCTTGAATGTAAAAGTTCAATTTCTTTACGTTTAATTGATTGGTTCGTTACCAATTATTCAAAAAAATATGGTATTTCATATAGTCTTTCAGAATATGAATTAAAACATAAAAATTTTCCAAATTATACACTTGGGAAAAAAAAGAAAATTAGTCCTATAAAATCAAAATTCAATAATTTGATTGATTCTGATATATTAAATAAAGATAATAAAAACACTAATAAAAACACTAACGATAATAAAGACACTAAAGATAATAACAACGATAATAAAGAGAATTTAAATCAACAAGAAGATGAGAATTTAAATCAACAAGAAGATGAGAATTTAAATCAACAAGAAGAAGAGAATTTAAATCAACAAGAAGAAGAGAATTTAAATCAACAGGAAGATGATATGACATTCAATGATTTATTTTTTGTTTATAATGATTATAGAAGACAATTAAAATCATATAATAAAAAGAGTTTTGATGTATTTAGGAGAGATGGTTCTTTTGACTTTTATTATACTGAAAAACATTCAATTGAAACAAATGAAGGACAATTAAATTTTTTCAGATGGGCACTTAAAAATTATATTATTGATTATATTTATGAACATCTAGATGATATTGAAAAAGATATGAATGATAGAACTGGTAAAACTATACTTAAAACACTAAAAAAATCACCAAAAAAACCACATACAATAGCAACAGATAAATTTATTGATAAGGAAAAAACATCTAAATCTAGAAAAAAACGAACTGAATTATCAGAATCAAGTTTAAGAAAAGTTCATAAAATAAACAGTCCAACTATTATTAGTTTTAAATAGTTTGAAGAGTATTAAATATATGATTACGAACATATTTATGAATATCATTCCAATCTTGATTTTCATATATTTTATTTTGTGAATTGATATCATATAAATCAAAACTTGTAAAATAAATATATTTTTCTTCTTTAGTTGAATACAAAATACCTATATAATTTCCTTGTCCAAAATTACCTTCGTATAAATATATAACATCTGAATTTGAATGATATTCTAGAAATGGAGCAGGATTTATTATTGTTTTTCCATCATAAATATCAGAAAAAAAATGTTTATCTTTAATATTATTCAAATAATTCATAATATCATCAACAACTATTTTATCTGGTATTTGCTGTAAAAATTCTTCTCTTTCCATTTTATTTTATTTTATTTTATTTTATTTTATTATAAATTGTTATATTGATTATAATTATTTTACTTATATTATCTTGTTTTGTTTCGATATTTTTGATTTCTTGGCATCTTTTGATTTTTTGGTATCTTACTTTTTTGTTTCCTTTGATTCCAAAATTTCTTCCGATTCTTTGGTTTTTCATCGTCATCTTTCCGAAAATCAAAATTAATGTGTCCTTTGAAGATTGCCATGAAATCAAATTTTGTTTCTTTAAGGTCACACTCATATCTAAGTCTTAACCCATATCTAAGTCTTACATATGGTTCGAGAGGTTCTGGTAATTCTCTTGATTGATTTTCTTGATAAGAAAGTATTTCAAGTGAACTAGGAAGTTCTGGTAATCTATTCCACGAACGGAGACATT